TTCACTTTAGTAATGAGACTTGCCGTCGCGATAGGTCTTGTCTGGAGGGAGAGATTGCTAATGGGGCTACGGTTTACTGGTACAATCGCTACCTGGCGGAGAATCCGCAGCCGATATACCGAGAGGTTCTTGACAGGATTCAAGAGATTCGCGCCTTCGTTGACGAGCACAAGAATTCTAACACGGCGCTGCTTTTATCTCTAGGGTTAGAAGATAACTATACGGCGCAGGCGGCTCGCAATCTTGAGGCTCTGTTGAGACCTTCATGGCCGTATCTCATTAACCGCAATCCGGTTCGAAACGACGCTATTGTCACGAATAAGTTTCTCGAGGCGCACGACCCACGGAAGGCGCTACGAGGGCCGTGGTGCATATTTTCCGAAGATGGCAACCGCTCGAGCCTCACCGCATTAAAGTCTCGCCTGAAGGCGTATAGGCATTGTATAGTGGTATTTGCTTGGAGGCGGAATTGGCAGAACGCCGAACCGCGAGAGCGACGATTTGTTCCTCCTCGTTCCCGCAAGTTTTACTTCACGGCCAAGGACCGCAGGGACGTTAGATACTTACTTAGGAGGGCGCCTTGATATGACGACGGGGATGGATTTATCGCAGGTGGATCCTAGAAATCTCGACCATGCTTTAGAAAGAATGCTTCGAGTATTACCTCTGAGTATTAAGACGTTGTTCGATAAGGGCGATTTGTATTTTGTCTACAAGAATGGCGGTAAGGAGATTCACGTAGAAGGAGAGCAGGGCGTTCCGCGAAGTGTCGTTGAGAACATTACCGATAAGATTCAAAGCTACATGAAAGGACAGCCGTATTACTTTCTCGGCCTGGAGCTTGAGACTGAGCACTAATGCTTGATTGTGTCACTGAATAATTATACATAGAGGCTTATATTTATGCTATCGATACTAAATGCTATTTTATCGCTGGGTGGTTTATGGCGAAACGGGAAGACGGCGAGTGGGGCGATTATGCTGTTGTTTGCTTTCGTGAATGCGAAGTATCCGGAGTATGTGCCGTTATTGATGCAGTTAGCACAGGCTGTGGGGATTCCTCTTACCGTAGCGGGAGCGGTGCATAAAGTGGTTAAGGCGGAAACTGCTGCGAAGGAAAAGGACTGGGCCAGGGATTTAAATGGATAGGTCGCGGGCATGGGTATAAACATTCGAGGGCTAGGGGGGACTGCTCCACTAAGGACGCCACAAGAGGCGGTTATCGAGATTAAGCACGTTAGGGATCGTTATGAAGAAACGATGCTTGATCCTCTCTCGACGGAAGACCTTACTGCCTGGCTACAGGCGCGGTTTAAGGAGAAGCAGGACGAGCTGTTAAAACAGCTACTAGGGCACCTGGATGGCAAGAACATATCCCAACTTTTGCGAGTGTTAGATGGACGAGGAACTCCGAACGTGGAAGTCAGAAGCGAACAACCCCTCCCAGAAAAACAACCCACAGGAGAGGCTCCTCACCCTACGACAAAGGGTTCAAGGGGAAGACCTCGTCTTGTCCCAAGCCCCAAAGTATGACGAGACGAAAAGCCTCTACGACAATCGCCGCACGATAGATTACGTTAAGAAGTTATTCTTTCAAGACTACGAGTATCCCGCGATTTTTCTCGCAACGAGAATACCAATAGGGGTGTTCAATCGCTTTGCTTATCTTCGGACGAAAAATTCCTGGAAAATTAAGCGCGATAAGATTAAGGATGAGATTCTCAATGAATTAGTTCGTGGCGGAGCTTCGATTCAAAAGCTCTCGCGGATTATGGGGCTGTCGCTGGAGATTCTCGAGAGGCACCTTTACCGACTAAATGTTCGCGCTAGTGAATTGACTATTCAAGAGGCAAAGCTTGTAGCGGGAATACTGAAGGACCTTCATGGGATTAAGCAGCTTGAAACGGGGGAGGCCACTAGTATTGTCAAGTACGATACGATGACTCCTTCGGAGCTGTCCGACGCGGCGATTAGTTTGGTTAGGGAACTCCAGCAGGAGGACGATATTGTTAGTTACCGCATACCGGAGCTTGAGGGGATGCCAGTACAGCCTAATAGTATTCCCCTAGAGTTGGAGGACCGTGAAGAGTAAGCTTGCTCCCCACGATAAGCTTACTGCTATTCGCGATAACGCGGATAAGATAATTACTTTTCACCAAAATCTCAAGAGTAAGGGTTGGTATTTGCACGATGGGCAGAAACAGCCCGCGAGGGAACTGTTCAACGACAATCGTAACCGCATTTGGTTACAGTGTGGTCGTTCTTGGGGAAAGAGTCACTTAGCGCGGTATGTGGCTGCGCGATTTGCGTTACAGAATCCCGGAAGTAGTTGTTATATTATTGCGCCAGAACGTAAGCAGGCCCACGAGATACACTGGATAAGCGGGCCGAATAACATTACGAACATACTTCCCCGAGAGTATTTGCTTGACGGGGACGGCGCGTTGAATAAGTCCGAGCTGCGAATATACTTAAAGAACGGGTCGTTCATCAAGCTTGATGGAAGCGATAATGAATCTTCCTTGAGAGGTATTAAGCCAGACCTTTGCATTGCGGATGAGTTTCAAAGTTGGCGACCCGAAAGCTGGGTTGCGATGGAACCGAACTTTATTGCTAAGAGCGCTAAGGTTTTGATTATTGGGACTCCTCCCGACAGGGAGTGTTTTTATACCGAAGAGTGGAAATACCATCAAAGCCAAGTAATTTTGAAGAATCCCAGGTATTTTTATTTAGAGTTGCCGACGGGGACTAATCCTAGATATCCCGCGGAAGAGCTAGAGGAGCTGAAGAGGAAGTTTATCGCAAAGGGGGAGGAATCGGTTTGGCTTCGCGAATATATGGCCAAGTTTATTCCCGGCGGCGTGAATGCGGTGTTTGGTACTTTATGGAATCGCGACGACTTTGTTCGCAAGCATGAAGTGTTGATGAAGATACTAGAGCGCGATGCGAATCAAATGAAATGGTTTGCGGTTGCGGATCCTGGGACGACTAGCGTTTTTGCTGTGCTTTTTGGCGTTTATAATCCATTTACTAGCGAAGTATATTTGCTCGACGAGATATACGAAAAGAACAGGAACAAAACTAGTTCGACGCAGATATTTGACCGCGTGTTGGAAAAGCAGAAGGAACTATGTCGCCATGTCGAATGGAAAAATATTGCGGATGAGGCGGCGGCCTGGTTTATTCGCGAGGTTGCTTATCACTATAAAAAACATATTACGCCGACTACGAAGCAGCTTCACAGTAAGTTGAGCATGATTTCCTCGATTAAGGATTTGATGCTGACGAAGAAGCTGTATGTGTCGGATAGATGTAAGACGTTGTGCTGGGAAATAGAAAACTACGTTACTGACGATGAGGGGGAGCTTCCGGATAAGGATGATCATCTCATTGACGCTTTTAGTTATTTTATTAGCGGTTGTAATTGGCGATTGATTCAGGCGCATAGCGCTGACCCGATTAGGTACCCTGCGAGGTATTCTTTGGAGGATGCTTATCGCGAAGTATCGTCGACGGAGGATTGGACGGCAAACTTTGGAGAGGATTATTTTCATTGATACAGATACAGATACTTTTATTGGTAGTTTCTATTTTTTCCTTATGGCGACTGATAGCAAATTATGGTGCGGCGGTGATTCTCCTTGAGGGGTATGCGCGGGCGAATAGGAATCGTTTGAGGAGGGCAGAAAAGGCTTTAGCTGAGATGCGCTATGCTCTTGACGCGAAGGATAAGCAGGTAGAATTGGCCTACGAGAAGGCGTTTGATGCGGTTGCGCAGGTAGAAGGAATGAAGCGTTCTACTCATCAGGTTCAGTTCATGCCGCTCGAGAAGGTGCTGGAGAAGAACCAGAGCGCACAATCTGTGATGGAAAAAATCGCAAATCCTGGTAATGAAGATTTTGACTTTGATGATGCTTTGTTGGACCCGGAGCAGTTGGCGGAAAAATACATGCCAAATGCCCGTATGAGAAACGGATTATAAACAATGACACGCCTCGGACCTCACCCTTTAGATGAGCTTGATGATACCCAGGATACGATTGGTCCATTTTGGGCGATTAGGGACATTGACGATCCCAAGTGCGTCCTTGAATGGTGCAATAAGGCCGTTGACCGATGTATTAGTTATTACGGCGCTTATTTTAATTTGCAGATGGATAATCTTCTGCTCTTTAAGGGCATCCATTGGCTAAACCAAGATCGCTATACTAGTCGCTTCCTAGACAGGGAGGGGGTCGCTACGAGGCGGAGTCCGAAGGTGGTTTTGAATCATCTCTGGGATAGCGTAGAGCAGCGGACTTCGCGGTATGTGAGGTTTAAACCTGCGGTTAAGATTTATCCGACCAATACGGAATATGAAGACGAGCAGGACGCGAAAATCTCAAAATACGTTCTTGATCATATTTGGTATGAGAACAACATCGACAAGCTGAACCAGGAATGGGTTCGGCAGGCGCTGGTTTGTGGGGAGTCCTATAAGTATATTACCTGGGATGCGACAAAAGGGGACGTTCATCCGACCCAGATTGAGCTGAAGAAAGCGGGGCAGAAAGCTCCCTTGCTGGATGCTGAGGGGAACCCGATACTCAGTCGAGACGGGGATCCGATGTTTATTGATAAGATTATCCGCGTCGGCGACGTGAGATACGACCTAGATCCGCCCTGGCACACTCTAGACCAACCATGTCGAAACCGAGCGGATATTGAGTGGACTATTCGCTGGAAGGCTGTCGATGTAGATGTCCTTAAGGCTCAACATCCGGACAAGGCGGATGAGATTAAGGCCGATACGGGGTTTGAGATTTTCAACAAATACCGCCTTGATTTTGGGAAGATGGCGAATGAGACGATTCAGTTTGAGTTGTTTTGCCGAAGCTCTGAGTTTTTGGACAATGGGCGTTATGTCAAATTTACTAAAAGCTGCGTATTGCAAAATACGAAACTTCCTTATTCCCATGGTGGACTACCTTATACGCGACTGACGGATATTGATATTCCGGACGAGATTCGCGGGATGAGTTTCTTCCAGCAGCTGTTCCCGCTACAGCATCAAATTAATGCCTGCGCGTCGTTAATTTTCAAATCGTTAATTTTGTTCGCCCACCCCAAGTGGGCTTTCCCCAGTGGGAGCGTGCAAATCACGCAGCTCCAGAACGATTCGACTCTAGTGGGGTACGACGGGCCGATTGCTCCACAATTGCTAAATACTCACCCTGTTGGGCAGGAGTTATTTGCTTATATGGATAAGCTCGAATCTACCTATGACAAGCTTAGCGGCGTGTTTACGATGTCGCGGGGAACTGCTCCGAGTGGCGTGCGTGCGGCGAAGGCGTTGAGGGTGCTCGAAGAGCAGGAAGACAAACGCGCAGCTCTTGGTATGATTAAGTTCAACGAAGGCATCATTAACGACGCGAAGATGACTCTTAGCGTTGCGGGCGATTACTACAAAGACGATGAGGGGCGGTTGGCGAGGGTTGTCGGGAAAGGCAATCGCCACATGATTATTAAGTTCCAGGCGGCGAACTTGTCGAAGCCCTACGATATTCGAATTGTCGAGACTACGGCGTTGAGCCAGTCGCCATCGGCTCGAATTGACGAATTGATGGAGATGCAGCAGATGCAGTTTCTGCCGAATGCTCCGTTTTCGAAGGAACAATTCTTTAGCCTACTGAACTTTGATAGCGTTGATGAATTTAGAGATATTATTACTAGGGCTGTCGAGTGCGCCAAGTCTGAAAATGAAGATATCCTTGCTGGTAAGTCTGTTCCAAATCCAACGCTGGCCGAGGATTTGATTACTCACTGGAAATTGCACTTACAGCCAATGCAGGCGCGGGAGTATAAGGATTCTCAGTTTACTCCGATTGAATACAAAATGGCCCTTGAGGAACATCTTAAGCGTACTGAGTTTATTATGTTCGAGAAGGCGTTTGGTTATATCGACGAAAAGGGGATGCAACGTCCTGGGAACGATCTCTTCCGACAAAAGATGATGATGGAATGTCCGGAATGGCCGGTACTTTTCGTGCTGCCCGCGCCCTATATGATTCGACCGCCTTTGGGTGGCGCGCAGACGGGGGATGCCACGGTAGAAGGACCTCCGGCTAGTGGGAATCCTCCCCCCCCCGCGGGCCGAAGCTGGGCCAGAACAGAATAACCCACAATAGGGAACTATATGAGTGCTGCAAGCGAAATGTCTAATACAACCCCGGCTACTCCGTCTGTTGATGGCGCACGCGTGTCGCCAGAGGCCGGGTCTTTATTCCATCAAGAGATAGAAGGCTCGGAGTCTCCGAATAGGCCCAGGCCCGCGACCAAGAACTCTTTTGAGGACTTGTTGGGAGATTACGGGATAGATCCAACTACGGGGCTCGACGTTGGGGAGATTCCTGCGGGAGTTAAAGAAAAGGTTGGGGCGAAGCCCGATCCTGCTCTCGGAAAGGAAGATGCTCTTCTTAATGAGGCGGCTAAGGACGTAAAGGCCGAAGAAGAAAAAGCGAACGCCGAACTTAAGGCAAAGCAAAAAGCCGAAGCTGGGGCGAAGGAGCGGCTTAAATTTTCGGATGGGGAGCTAGACGTCGAAATCGCTCCGACGGCGAAAATTGAAGTTAAGGTCGGCGAAAAGATGGTTCCCGCGGAACTTAAACAGCTAGTTCACGCCTTTTCGACTCAAGCCGAATTCAATCGCAATGCTGATGCTCGGATTCATTACATTACCCATAAAGAGAAAGAGCACGCTGCAAATCTGGCCAAGACGAATGATTATTTTAAGCAAGTAATCGAAGCGGCGACGATGGGGGATCCTAACGGAGCAATTCGAGTTATTGCTGAAATGGTTGGGAAGGATCCGGTCGCTTATGAAAAGGAGTATTTAGATAGTATCGAGAAGCAGTTGGAAGTCTATACTCAGATGGACGAAAACCAGCGAAGACACTATTTCCAAGAGCGCGAGACCGAGCTTTACAAGCAGAAATTATCAAAGATGGAACAGGCGCAGCAGGAGGCGCTGAACAAGCAGAAGTTGTCCGCCGAGATCGAGGGGATGAAGCAAACTTTTGGCTTGTCAGATGAGCAATTGCGTGCGTATTATCAAGAAATGGTGGAAGAGGGATACGATCCTAAAAAGATCACTCCCGACCATCTAAAAGGCTATCTCTTAACAAATATGCATTATGTGCGTGTATGTAAGGGGATAGAAATGGT